AGGTTTTAAAGTTGTTCGCTCCAACCACCATTTCGATTGTTCTGTTTGTGATTCTTTGAAAGGCAATTATCCGAAGTGGTTCAAGTTTGTTGGTTGGCACCCACATTGCCGTTGTCATATCGAAGATATTCTTGCAAGCGAAGAAGAGTTCATCAATCACCAAAAACGAATACTTGCAGGTGAAGATGTAGAACTTAAATCAAAGAACGAAGTATCAACACTGCCGGAAGGGTTCACTGGGTGGGTTTCCGATAATGAAGAACGGATCACAAATGCAACGAAAAACGGAACACTCCCATACTTCTTGAAAGACAATGCAAAACACTTGAACTAGCTAGTAATCAACACAATAATGTAAAAGCAATCTGAAAATGGTTGCTTTTACTGTTTATATATGTTACGAACATGGCTATCAGTAAGTTATCACGTTAAACAACATTAATTCACTTCAATTTATGAGCGTATTGCACACACATTTCAATTATTATTGTTAGCTTTACACATTCTTTTAAACAAACAAATAAACACAAGACAATGTCAGTAGCAACATTACCCCCAACAAAGACCGACAAGGCAGTTGAATTATTCAACCTTGGCAACATAGTAGCAGCTTTCGGAATTTTCAAAACGTTCAGAATTGGTTTTTCAGCAGACGAACGTAGAACACTTCAAATAGCACATGAATCAATGACCGGGAAAGAGTCGTTCTACAAGTCATTACAGATTGATACAGACGCTATCAAGACACAAGCCTTACAACTTATCAAATCAAAGTATAATCTTTAAACAGTAGCAGAAAATGGAAACAATTAATTGGAATGCCCCAAAAAGTGAGCACGAACTTATTGGAAAAATCGTAAAACGTGCAGTAAAAGAATTAGATGAAATAGTAGTCATGGACTTGAACATGGATGTGACTGCAACTCATTGTAATGGAACTCCTTTGGATTTGGAAAAGCTATTAGCCTTTGATGAATTCAACTTTTCACATGATATTTATGGTATCATGGATCATATCGACAGGACCAATGGAAAACTAACTCGTGGTTTTTTACCTCGTTGTTCAAAACACTGATGCCATGAAAGTAAATGAATTAGTTCAAATACTGCAAGAATTAAATCAGGAAGCTGAAATTGTTATTGAACACGATTTAAAATACAATAGAGTGAATAGTAAAATTGACACCAGTAAGCCAATAAAAGAGATAGAAATCAAGCATGTAAAGTCAAATGAGTTCTTTACTTCTGAATATGCACTTAGCACAACAACAAATTTTAAATAGTAGCAGTATGAAAAAGCAAAAATTAAATGCCTATCAAATGAACGGTTACAACAGCCGTGAAGATTATTTGAGGTCTATTTCGGAAGAGAATGGAATTGAATACTCTGTAGTTTTACAACTGGCTCAAATGCTCGGAGCAGAAGAAGACTTCGATGGTCTTGTTGTAACGATTGAAGAAAATAGTTTAATCTTTTCAGAATAAAGGAATATGGCACACACAAACGGAGATTGGCAACGAGTATGGAACACAAAGAATAGTCCTGAAACTTGCATTATCAAAGCAATAGCAAAAGATGGTTCAAAAAAATCTATTTGTAGAATCATAACAAATGAAAATGATTTTGAAAATGCAAAGTTAATAGTTGCAGCACCGGTAATGCTAGAAGCATTGAAAAGATTTCAAGAAGAATGGGTTGTAAATGGCAATCCTGCACAAAGAGCAAATAATTATTCAATTGAGAAACAGATAAACGCAGTAATCAAAAGAGCAACAGAATGAAAACATACAAAGGCACTCTTCCAGAAATAGAGTTGAAGTACAAAAAAGGCGATACGCTGAGATGTAAGATTGCTTCATCCAAAGATGCAGCAGAGTTATTCATGAAATTCTATGACCAGGACGTTTTCGAATTGACAGAAAGTGTAATTGTCATTTACTTGAACTCAGCAAATAATACCATTGGTTGGATGAAGCATTCAACAGGAGCTACAAATCAAACCGTTATTGATCCAAAACTTATAGTCGGTGCAGCATTAAAAATGGGAGCTTCCGGAATAATTATTTCGCACAATCACCCAAGCGGAAACGCATTCCCTAGCACTCATGATAAAGCTGTTACAAAACAGTTGAAAGACGGATGTAAGTTATTCAACATTACATTACTGGATCATATCATTGTTACCGAAGATAGTTATTACAGTTTTGGAGATGAAGGAGAAATGTAAATTTAAAATAAGATAGTTATGAAACGTATTGTAAAAAACAAAATCGAAAAGAAGCCTGTATCAAAAGACGAATTGATGGATCAGATAGTTCCTAAGCGTGGAGTTGCCAGTGCAGCAGAAAAACTAAGAGAGTTCAAAGAAAGTAATCAAAAACCAACGGTTCCAGTTTCCTCACTAAAGTATGGTTTTAAAAAAGCTTTGACATTGTTTGTTTCTCCTGATTTGACAAGAGAACAGATTATCGAGAAGTTCGAAAAACGTTTCAATGCTTCCGACATAAACATGTACAATGTGAAACGAGAACTAAGAGTAAAAAGAACAGTTAGAACATGACACATGAAGAATTAGAATTGCTTGAAATAGCAAAAGAAATAATCAAAAGCAATAGTCACTTGAATGCTATGCTAAGTGGGAGTTTAATGTTAGCTTATCGTGGAATTGATAAGCGAAGAGAAGCTACTGATATTGATATTTTAGTAAGTAGTGTTACTGGTGCATTAATTATTCCTAATGGATTTAAACAAAAGGAAATTGAAACAGAAGAAGAGTATGAAGAATCAGAGTATTGCAGATTTATTCTAACAATGATGGTATAAAATTAGATTTCTTCCAAACTGCCGAAATTCCTACTATTGTCGATGGCATTTCATGCGGATCAGTAAGAACGATGCTTGATGCAAAGTATGAGTATTGGAAAGATAATGGTAACGAAAAACACCGTTTAGATTTGGAATTTTTGAATTATAAATTCCCTATTGAAACAGATGATTTACCATGGTAATTGACCCAATGTAATTTTTTTTATATTTTTTCTTCAAAAAGTGAGCGTGTTACGCTCACTTTTTGTATTTTTGTGGCCTAACGAGCTTGTAACACAGGTCAAAAAAGTGATGTTTGTTGACATGGCAAGCTCATAAAACAAACCATTAATTCATTAATCAAATGAAAACCAAAGTGTTACAACTCCTAAAACCCAAAACTGTATCGTTGGGGTTTAGTAAAGAAGAGCTTGAAGGTGTCGCAGCAGACCTTGCTGGAAACTTACAAGAAGATGCAACAGATGAAGCGATTCAATCCGAAATCGACAAAGTCCTTCCCTATTTGAAAGTGTCTCAGTCAATGGCTAACCGAGTAATCAATGCCGAGAAAGAGAAACTTAACAAGAAACAAGAACCCGCACCGGGGTCTGACAAAAAACCTGTTGAACAGAATGATGAAATGCCTGCTTGGTATAAGAAGGAAAAGGAAGAGCAAAAAGCTCTTATTGATTCTTTGATAAATGCCAATCAAAAGAAAGACCGCAGAGCATCATTTGAAGCAACACTTGAAGGACTTCTACCCCTACAAAAAGCAGCAAAATTGAAAGATTTTGACCGTATCAATTTCAAAGATGATGAAGATTTCAATTCCTATGTTACCGAGCAAGAAGAAGTTATGAAAGGTATCAAACAGGAGTTAGCCGACAAAGGTCTTGAAATTATCGGTGCGCCAGGAGTAGGTGGAAAAGGCGATGTCCCTGATAAGCCATCTGCGGAAGTACTCGAACGTGTTGCTGAAAGAAATGCAGAGCAGGGAGCAACTGCAATTACCGGGCTCCCAAAATAAATTAAATCATCATGAATGTAAAATTTGGACATACCGATCCGGCTGCTGTCGAACAGGTAGTTTTCGAGCAAGTTCTTGGAGAAAAGCCTGGTGGTGCCTTAGTAGCTAACCCTACTTACGACATTAAGACCGGGACTGCTGTAGGTTTATCTGCAGGTATCCTAAAACCAATTAAAGCACTGCGACTTGTAAAGGCTGTTGGTGTTTCTGACACTACCATTGAAGTAGAAAAAGGTAGTGGTGTTATTGTAGGCGAATTTATCGCTAACGGTACAAAATCAGTTGCAGTTACTGAGGTTGACACAACTACCAGTACTGTAAAGGATATTGTTACTGCAACTCTTGGTTTGGTTATTCCAGTTGGAACAGTACTGTATCAGGCAGCTTCGGCTTCTGCTTCGGCAGCTACTCCAATCTACACACCAAGTTTCCTAACAGGTGCACCGGTGTATGCAGGCGAAGGAGATCAACTTGTAAGAGTTATCAACATTGCCAATGTGAGAAAAGAAACGGTTAATGCTTCTACAGAAGTTTTAGCTCTGTTACAAACCATTAAAGCTGTATAATCATGGAAAAACCATTATTTGAGCTAGATCAACCCGGCATGAATGCCGAGGTGAACTCGTATAAACCGGGTACTGGACTTGTTTGGTCCATCTTGTTCCCGTTGAAGTACACTCCTAAATTTGACCTGAAAGGAATTGAGGGCAATGAAGGAATTCCTATTTCTGCCGACCGTGTTGCATTCAATGTGAAAGCTCCTTTGAAAACACGAAAGACTGTTGGTTCTTGGAGCGGAAAGCTTGGTAAAATCTCTATGTCGAAAGAGAAAGACGAAGTTCAAATCAACGAATATCGCGACCTTAAAACAATCTCTGCTGCAAATACACAAGACAAAGCTACTGCAAGGTACTTGGTTGATATGGTGTATGATGACATCAAGGCTTGTTCTGACGGTATCGACTACAAAGTTGAAATTGATGCTTTGCGTATCGGCTCAGCCGGAAAGCAAACTTTCCCTGCATCCATTGAGGGTGACATGGCAACTACCGATGAAATCAACTTCAATATTGCTGCTGAAAACTTCGTAGGAGTTACAAAAGCTTGGAGTGATATTACTGCTGATGGAATTGGCGATGTTGTGAAAATGCAGAAAGAAATCACTAAAAAAGGTTTGAAAAAACCAATGTTTGCCATTTTGGAAACTTCCAAATTCGAGCAACTTTTGGCTCAAACTGCTACTGCTAAAAAAGTGGCTTCTATCTTGATGAACGTAAGTGGTTTGACTTCAACAGAAGTTCTTTCTGTTGATAACGTAAATGCTTACATGCGCTCAAAAGGGTTTCCTCAGTTCCTTGTTTTGGATAGTTATGCAACTATCGAAGACAAAGCGGGAAAACAAACTACAATCAAACCTTGGAATGAAAATGTAGTTACTCTTTCGCCTGTTCCACAATTGGGTTGGACTTATTACAAGCCTGTTCCAGTTATCGAAGAAACTGCTGCTTTGCAAGCTCAGGGAGCTTTTGCAAAAACAACTGTTTACTCGCAAGTTAACCCTATGTTGGAGGTTACAATGGCAGAAGCCTATGTACAACCTGCATTGATCAACCGTGCTTCGTTAGTGTTCATCAACACTACCAACGTAGCTTGGAACGGAGGATTATAAGATGACCAATCTTGCAGCTATAACAGAGGACTTGCAACCATATCCTGTTCGTCAATCATTAATCGTAAGGCAGTGTGAAAAGCACAGCCTTGCGGCTACTGAGGCTGTAAGCGATGAAAAAAAGATAGCAATTATTGTTGTTGAAATTTTGTCGCAAATGGTGATGCTCAATAACGTTTCCGAGGGTGGTGTTTCTATTTCTTTCAATAAGGAAGAAGTAAACACATTTATCAAACGGAAATGTGTTGAAGCCGGTATTGATTCAACGACTTACATTAAACAAGCAACTGTCGAAAGATTAGAATAATGAAAGGAACTATTCAGGCAAAAGTAAAAAAGTCAGGCGGTGGACAAACTCCGAAAGGTACTGCTATCCCTGATGTTTTCGATTGGGGCGAACCTGTTGAATGTTTGTACAAAGCAAACACTCACAACAACAAAGGCAAGTATCAGGACGGAAATTTTACCCAGTCAGAATATGTCATTACCGTTCAAGATCAAAATTTCAACGCTACGCAAGTACTCTTGAAAGACAGTCGTGGAAATGTAGTTTGCGAAAAGCAAGTTCAGTATTTGGAAGTGCTAGAAACAATACAACGTGTAAAAATAACTATCTAATGCTATCAGACAATAGTTTCAGTATTCATGCCATTCAGGAACAACTCTACAAAGAGATTGAGACCCGAAAGAAAGCTGTTTTACGAACACTGATATACGTTGGAAAGGAAGCCGTAAACAAGGCTAGAAGTAGTCATAAATACATTGATCAAACAGGTAATCTTACATCGTCAATTGGCTTTGTCGTTTTGGATGATGGTGTGGTTGTAAGTAAGTCCTCATTCCCTACTGTAAAGAAAGGAAGCAAAGGCAAAAGAGATGGTACCAATTTTCTGAAAAGCTTAATTGCTGAGAATAAAAAAGGTATGGTTTTGATTGTTGTTGCCGGAATGAATTACGCTAGCTGTGTTGAAGCAATGGGATTGGATGTACTTATTTCTGCTGAATTATACGCTGAACAAAAGATACCTGAATTATTAAGACAACTAGGATTTGCAGCATGAAAAAAACAAGTGGACAAATAGAGGAATATGTTTATGTATTGATTAATGGTAGTTCGTTGAAAACGGATATCAGAGGTAATATTTATAGACCAGGACTTCGACCAGATAATGCAGATACAGAAGACTTAGTGATTCAAAGGCCAATTGGTACAGCTAATCAGGTTCAGATTGGAATAGTAAATATCAATGTTTACGTTCCGAATATCACTTCAAATGGGGCTAATGTAAAGGATGTTGATAGGTGTGTAGAAATTGAAGTTCTAATGAATTCATTTTTTGAATCACTGTCAGATATCAACTACGACTTTAGTTTAGATGAAATGATTTCAACAGAAAAAGCAGAAGGGATTGATCAATACTTTGTAAATGCAAGATTAAAATTCAAAACAATTTAATTTAAAGAAAGGGAAAAATATATGTCTGAAATAATTATGTCATGGAGCGAAGCAGATATCAAGATCGGGAAAACCGGTGCTGCTGATGCTATTGCAGTTACACTTACAGATGTTGGTGTAATCAAAGACAAAACGACCAATATGGCTTCTACTGATGGAGCGCAATTGAAAGCAACTGCAACAGGTGGAAAGCTTGTTGCTGTTCAAGGTTCTGACGGAGAAATTACAATCAAAACAAGAATTATTGAGCCTGATTTCGAGATGTTGAGCACATTGCTTGACTCTACGTTGAATGTGGCAAAAGACGAATTGATTGTAAAATCACACGTTATCAATGATCCTTATTCTGTTGTCGTAACTCCAAAAAATCTTGGAGCAACCGGTGTAAAAGTTCGCAAAGCGAGCGTGTCTTACGTTACTGGTAGATCAGAAGAAGAAGGTGAATTTGCCGATTTGACTTTTATCGTTTTGACTTGTGCTGATGGAGAACTTTACACAAAGTTCAAGAAAAAAGCAGCATAAAATTCGGGAAGAATAACTGAATATTCGGGAAGAATTACACATTCTTCCCGAATATTATCTATTTACTCCGGAACTTTTCGACAGAGTAGAGTAGAGTAGAATAAAGAAGAGTAGATAAGAGTAGAAAAAAGCATTTTCGCGAACAATTTTTCAGTATGAAATTATGTCAAAAACAATAGAAACAAAAACGGCTGAAACAATTTTGCAAACACCGAATGTCTTTGAAATTTGCGGAAGACGTTTTGATGTTGCACCACCAACCACGGCAACGCTCATTCAGGTTTCAAAACTAATGTCACAATTGCCGACCAACCTCGAAAAAACTGATAATTACATATACGGATCACTAATGATTGCGAAAGACTGCGAAATTATCGGTCTAACAGTTGCAACACTGATTTTAGGTGTGAAAAAACACTCAAACATATCCGAACAAAAGAATAAAGCCTTAAACTGGCTTAAAATAGGAAAACAGAAAGACCAATCCCAAGAATTCCAATACAAGGAACTTTCTGATTTGATTTTAGAAAATTACTCTCCAAGTCAGTTGGACAAGTTAGTTGTTGACCTTTTGACAAGAATGGAGCTAAAAGATTTTTTCGATCTTACCATTTCCCTACTCGAAGTAAACCTGCTAAGGAAAACAAAAAGGGAAATGGTTTAAACGATAGTATTTGGGCTGTAATAGCAGGGGTTTCTAAGGGTTACACATTGAATTTTGATTATGTCTTGTATGAACTAAGTTACGCAAATGTAGTCATGTACAGTTCAGTTCTTCCAAGCAACGAAGAAAGCAAAGAACCTGATTTTGACAGTTCTAAAGATGCTAACGACCCGAATAATTTTAATGATGATACTGACGAAATAATTGTACGAGCATGAGCGAAAAATGGTGGAAGTCAGGCATTGACAACTCAGGATTAAGAAAAGATGCTGACGAAGCGTCAAACATAGTAAACGGATTGAGCAACAAAGTAAAAGCTCAGTCTGCACAAATGGATAGCAGTTTTTCCACTGTCGGCAAGAGTCTTGCTGCAATCGGTGGGACGGCTGCTATTGCTATGATGGGTAAAGACATTCTCGATACAACAGCTAAGTTTGAAACTTTTGGTATTGTACTTAGAAATTCTCTTGGTGACTTAGAGGGAGATAAGGCATTAGGAATGATTGCTGATTTTGCAGCAACTACTCCTTTTCAGTTGGATGAAGTAACCGGGTCATTCATTAAGTTGACAAATCAGGGATTTACCCCTACACGTCAAGAAATGGTAAAACTAGGTGATTTTGCTTCTTTCACAAAGAAATCGTTTGACCAATTGACCGAAGCCGTTCTTGATGCTCAGACAGGCGAATTTGAACGTTTGAAAGAGTTTGGAGTAAAAGCATCTCAATCAGGTGACAAAGTTACTTTCACTTTCAGGGATCAAAAAACCACCGTTGACAAAACAAATGCTGCAATTCGTGGATATATTCTTTCTCTTGGCGATCTTGAAGGAGTAGCCGGATCAAATGCGAAAATAGCTGCTGCAATGACAGGTATTATCTCCAATTTGGAAGATAAAATGGCTGCTGCAGCAAACAAAATTGGAACAGACAATAAAACTCTTATTTATGGCATTCTGAATGGAACTACTGCCATTGTAGATAACTACGAAATGGTTGGTAAGGTTCTTATGGGTCTTGTTGCTACTTATGGAGCTTACAGGGCTGCCGTATTGGTTGCTACTGCCGTAAGTAAAGGTTATACCATTGCTCAAAATCTTGAATTTGTTTCGTTACTACTTGTCGAAAAAGCACAGCTTGCGGTCAATGCTTCAATGTTGACGAATCCTTATGTAGCTGCTGCAGTTGCTGTAACCGCATTAGTTGCCGGACTTGCTATTTACTTGTCAACGCTCGAAGATGTCAATCAGACTGAAATTTCAAAGAAAACTATTCAGGACAAGGTAAGCAAACAGTATGACGAACAGAAGTCAAAGATCGACATGCTTGTTGGTGTTCTGAATAACGAAAAGGTTGCATTATCTGAACGCAAAAACGCCTTGGGCGAACTACAAAAAATAATTCCGAACTACCACGCTTCGTTGGATAATGAAGGTAAACTTATCAATAACAATAAGTCGGCCATTGACGAATATTTGAAGTCGTTAGAGAAAGAAATTAGACTGCAAGCAGCTAAAGACGAACTAATTGAACTGTATAAGAAAAAGAGACTTCAAGAAAAAACAGCAAAGGAAAGAGATGCAAGTGCTGCAAGTGCTGAGGCAGCAGCAAATACTACAATTATTGGCGAAAGTCAATTAGGGGGTTCTGCTCGTGGATTAATGGCCGGGCAAACTAGAGGTTATGCAAATGCTGCAAAGAAAGAACTCACCGATACAGTAACAGCCATTAAAGCCATTGAAAGCGAACTTACTGCTGAAATATCTACTACTACGACCAAAATTGTCGCTCCTGAAAAGAACAAAGATTATTGGGAAAAGCAAAAGAAAAATGCTCAGGACGCTTTGGCTTTGATGGGTGAAGCCAAGAAAGGTTCTAAGGAATGGAACGAACAAGTCCGTCTGTCGAACCAGGCTACTGAGAAATTGAAACTTTGGGACACTACCGGCAAGGTTGCTACTGAGGTGAATAAGAAAGCTCAGGAAACTGCTGATGCCAATTTGAAGATAAAGAACAACGCTGCAAAAGCTGCTCTTGAACAGAAACAAACCGAGATTGACAATCAGAACGCTGTCATAGCCACTCAGGAAGATGGTTTTGCTAAGCAGAAATCAGTTATCGAACTTAATCACAAGCAAAGACTACTTGACATTGATAAACAGGCTCAGGAGCTTGTAGAAAAAGAACAGGAAGCTGAAAAACTGGCTTGGGAGAAAAACGGCAAGAAAGGCGTATTTACTCCGAAGACAACCGATAGTTCAAACCTATCTGCAGAAAGTAAGAAAACACTATCTGATTCAAAGTTAGTAGTTGATATTACCTACAATGCTGACAACGATAATTTGCTAAAGGAACTTAGCGACAAGTATGCTTTGTTTGATGAAAAACGAAGAGAAATTGACCGAAAATATTCTGATGATGGTGTAGCTATAAAGGCTATGTTCAGTGGTGAAGAACTTGATGTGAAATTGAAAGAACTTGACTCAAGACACAAAGAAGCAATCAAAGGGGTCAATTCTGACGAATCGGATTCTCTATTGAAAACATCAGACCTATTCATTCAATTGTTTGGTGATGCTTCTATGAAGTCTGTGAATAGTATTCGTGCTATTTCTGCCGAGTCACAAGCATTATTTGATTATCTGAATAACACTTCTGTTGGCGATCTTACGGACAAGTTTGGATTTTCTAAAGAACAACTGACCTCTTTGAAATTGAGCAAAGAGCAGATGAAAGGGATGAAGGACCAAATAACCACCCTGAATGGTACGGCTGACAAAGGTGAGTTAGTATTTGGTGAGTTTGGTGCCAACATCAAGAAAGTGTTTGACGGTTTTGGGAAAGGAAAAAAAACGGTTGGTGAGACTCAGAAATTAATGGAAGGGTTGCAAGGCACTCTTCAAACTGTTTCTTCATTTGCCGGACAAGCACAAGGACTTCTCAACGCAATGAGTACCGAAGAGGGCGATGCAGCAAGTTCAGCAGCAAAAAGCATTGGTGCCGTTATGGACGTTGCTAATTCTACCATGCAAGGATTTCAACAAGGCGGTGTTGTTGGTGCTGCTGTAGCATTTACCATGTCAGTTGCTACTAAGATATTTGAAGCCGAGAAAGCTCACCAAGCTGCGTTGAAAAAATTGCAGGATGAAAAAACGGCACAGCAAAAGGAGTATAACGATTTGTTGATGAAACAAAACGAACTCCTAGAAAATGCAACAAATATTTTTGGAACTGATGCTTATGCAAAGGCCATTGGCTATGCACAGGTTGCTGATAAAATTAGTGAAGCTCTTTATAGCAAAGAATCAACTGTTGTTCAAAAACGTGGAACTGGAATTTTTGTATCTCTTGTCCCTGAAATAAAGGAGTATAAAGGTGCAATTGCAGAACTGAACAATGCAAAAGTACAAACCGGTTCGCACAAAACGGGGCTGTTTGGTTGGGGAGGAGAGAAAGCAGATTATTCAGGCTTATTGGCAACATATCCTAAACTGATTGATGGTCAAGGAAAGCTAAACCAAGAACTGGCTCAATCGATTTTGGATAACAAAACGCTTGATGAAACGAGTAAAAAGGCTCTGCAATCTGCTTTGGATTATTCAAAAGAATATGATGATGCTTTACAATCATTAAGTGACTATCTAACTACCGTTTTTGGTTCATTAGGTACTGACATGATGACTGCAATAACAGACAATCTTAACGATACTCAATCAGCGATTGATAAGTTTGGTGAATCTGCTGCAAAGTCTATTGAAAAGCTAATGACTGATATAGCTTACTCAATGTTTTTGGCTGATAACTTTACGAAGTTATCGAATGACGTAAAAGCTGTTATTGCAGATAATTCACTAACTCCCGAACAGCAAGCAGCAAAGGATATTGCCTTATTAGGTGATTTTTATTCAAATGTTGGATCAGATGTTGAAGCAGCAAATAAGTTTCTTTCAGATAGTAAGGATGCAGCAGCAGCAGCCGGTTTTGACCTTTGGAATAAAACTACACGTGAAGCCACGACAAAGGGTTTTGCATCTATGAGTCAAGATACTGGTACTGAATTGAACGGTAGATTTACTCACATGGACGGTACCATGACAGAAGTATCAACCAATACTTTAAGAATTGCAGACAGTATGGATTTATTGAAAGCAAATTCAAGCAGTATTCTTGAAAATGTCATTGAAATAAAAGGTCATACGTCAAGACTTGAAGCCATTGAAAATGGGATAGGTTCAATGAAAATGAGTCTTGATTCAATTAATACTAAGGGAATAAATATCAAAGTAGGATGATAGCAACTTTATACATAGATGGACATGATGTATTTGTCGACTACGGCATTTTCATTACAGAAGGTGGGTATAATGGTTTGTTGTCATTTCCTAGTCTAAAAGAACCCGACAAAACCGATTGGGCTGAGCGTGATGGAATTGAAGTTGACTTGCTTAACCCGGTGCTTGATGCAAAGAAATTCTCTGTATCATTTGCTGTAAAATCAAACGGTGACTTCAATGGATTAATGGCATTGATATTCAATCAAGCCTATCACACATTCAATTTTGCAGAAGTAGGATTAATTAAGTCGTTACGTGTAGTTTCTTGTTCCGATTTCAAAGGAACGAATAATTCATTAAGGTTTTTTAGTTTAGAGTTCTCAGATGACTTTCCGTTGAGTGCATACAGTTATCAGGTGCCTGTTTCTACGCAAATTTCACAGCGAGGTTACGAACTGGACAGTAATGATTTTTCAAAATATGGAGTTGCAATACTGGAAGGATCGGATGCTGAAATTCTTAAGCCAAACGCTGTAAAACCAAACTTGACAGTTAATGTAAAGTATGTATCAGGTCAAACGTATTCGAATGATGGTGTTGTTTTTCAGTCGAAAGATGTCAAATTGAAATGCTTATTACTAGCTACTAACATTTCAGAGTTTTGGCGTAATTACAACGCTTTGCTGTTTGATTTATCAAAGTCCGGACTAAGAACTATCTACTATTCAGGACTAGGTTATAAGTGTCACTATAAGTCTTCTTCTGTTTCAAGATTTGATATGAAAGGCCGTATATGGTGTGAGTTTGAAATTAGTTTAGTGTTCACAAAATTAGGAGTTCAAAGATGAAAATTTTCAATAATAACATAGAGATAATCGATATAATCGTAAAGGATGAAAGTTACCGTTATCGTACTATAATGGGCGAAAACGCATTGACGTTGACGTTCTCACTTTCAACATTTATTGAAATTCCACGTGGTGCATACGCTGATTTTGAAGGAGAACGCTACACGCTTTTGAAACCTCAGGTTTTCACAGAAATCAGTTCGAAAGAGTTTGAATATACATTGATTTTAGAAAGTGCAAAAGCACTTCTAGGCCGGTACAAGTTCCGTGATAGTTCATCAAAGAAATTGAAGTTCGCGAATACTGCTAAGGCAAGTGCACACCTGGCAATGTTGGTTTGGAACTTAAATCAACGTGATTCAGGGTGGAGTGTTGGCGAGTGTATTGATTCAACAGAAAAGGTATTGAATTTCAATCACACCTACTGCGATGAAGCGTTGAAGATGATAGCACAAAAATTCGATACCGAATTTGAAGTTGTCGGGAAAGTTATTTCGCTTAAGAAAATCGAGTACAACAAAGCAAACCCTCTCCCACTTTCGTATGGTTTTGGGAATGGATTCAAGACTGGCATTAAGCGTGAAAACTTCGATAACTCAAAAGCTGTTGAAGTTCTTTTCGTGTCCGGGGGTGAAAAAAATATAAATGCTTCAACGTATGGATCAAGTGAACTGTTGTTGCCAAAAAATCAGACCTTGGTTTATGAGGGAAGAACCTATATTTCTGACGAAAATGGTTATTCAATCAGAAGGGCCGATAAGGAATTATTTTCTCATATAGAAGATAGTACTGATTGTTCACACATTTATCCATCACGTATTGGTACCATTTCTAGCGTTGTAGTAGTTGATGCAGCTAAGAGTTTCTACGATTTTATTGATACAAGCATTCCTGCAGGGCTAGACTATTCCGTTTGTTTGATGGATGGTGAGAAAATGACTGTTATTTTTCAGTCAGGAATACTTGAAGGTAAAGAGTTTGACGTAAACTATAGCCACTCAACTAGGAAGTTTGAAATTGTTCCTCAGGAAATTGATGGTGTTACAATGCCGAATGCTACATTTAAACCTATTGTTGGTGATACTTATGCAGTTTTCGGAATTAGTTTGCCTGATGCTTATGTATGTGATAATGCAAGCAAAACAGGAAGTTCTTGGGACATGTTTCGTGAAGCAGCAAAATATTTCTTTGAGAACGAAGACCCACGTTATAGCTTCACAGGTGAACTTGATGGTGACTGGACAAAAACAGATTGGGTGAATATTGGTGGTAAAATAGTTCTTGGCGGTTATGTGAGCTTTACTAACGAAAAGTTTCAACAAACACCTTTGCTTATCAGGATTGTTGGCGTTAAAGACTACATAAACAACCCTCATACTCCTGTCGTTGAACTGTCAAATATTACTGTAGGTGGTAATAGTTTGAGTAGCGAACTTGGACGAATTGATCAAAACGAAGTTGTTGTTGAAGAATCAAAGAAAGATGCGATCCGTTTTGCAAAGCGTGGTTTCCGAGATGCAAAGCAAACAACAGAAATGCTTCAATCGGCATTGTTGAATTTCAGCAGCTCCATTTCTCCGCTAACTGTTCAGACTATGCAGGTGATTGCCGGTGATGAAACACTGCAATTTGAATTTGTTTCTAGTTCAACCTCTACCACTTCAGTATCTCATAACGAAAACTACAATCCGGCTACGAAACAATTCAGTTCTGAAGCAGGTATTTTGCAGCATAAAACGCTTGGAGTAACTACGCTTTCAAGTTCGCACGCTGCATCAGAGTTGAAATGGTGGAATATGACCGCATTTGTTTCGGCTGTATTGGATGATAGTAGTAAGTCTTACTATTTGTATGCTAAAGTCAGTAAAACGGATAATACAGGTGTTTCCTTACTTTCCGAGAATGCAATAGCCCTCGAAAGCGTTGCAGGGTACTATCACCTTTTAATGGGAATTCTCAACTCCGAGAATGATGGTGACAGATCGTACAGTCAGTTTTATGGTTATTCAGAACTTACGCCTGCACGAATGACAGTGAAGAAAGTCGTCAGTCCAAGCGGAAATACTTTTTTCGATTTGGAAAACGAGGTTATCCAAGGAAATATCAAATTTCAGTCGGGGGTTACTGTTGAGACTGGTATTAGTAACGCCAAATCAGAAGCAATTCAAACGGCTGCCGGAGATGCTACAGCTAAGGTCAATAATTTGCAGATTGGTGGTGAAAACCTTGTTGATGATAGCAGTTATGAAAATGGGCGATCAATTCAAACGTATGGAGCAACACCATCTGGAACTGTAAGTGTAGATACATCTATATTTTTTGATGGAAGTAAATCTATGAAGCATATATTCAGTAGAAGTCAATCAGATGAGCCTTGTGGAATATATAGCATTATGTCGCAATATGATTTTTTAGACAAAATAAAAGGAAAACAGATTGTTCATTCAATATATGTCAAAGCATCAGGGTCGGCAATCGGTCGAACTATAGTACCATATTTATATTTTGGGGCTACCGATAAATACGGAGATAATTTCACACTTGATGGCAGCTGGCAGCAAATATGGATGACAGCGATTGTTCCGACCAACTCGACAGTGTTCTTTTCTTATATTTTTGGAAATTTTACTTCAGGTGACATAATTAATGTAGATTGTGTTTTTGTAGGATTTGGAAATAAGGTGACAGATTGGAAATTGTCAAAAAAAGATATAGATGCATTTACAATAGCGAAAGCAAATGCAGCGGCAGAATTAGCTTATGCAAATGCACAATCGTATGTGAATGCTATAAAAACAGACCTGCAAAGTCAAATTGATGGAAATATAACTTCATGGTTTTATGACTACGAACCAACAACATCGAATATTCCTGCTTCAAATTGGAACCCTGATTCTGTAAAAGATATTCATTTAGGTGATTTATTTTATTGGACTTCAAAAGGATGGGCTTATCGTTATATGAAATCAGGCAGCGTCTATTCCTGGACTAAAATATCCGATACCGATGTAACTAAAGCGTTAAATGATGCTGCAACGGCTCAAACTATTGCCAATGGTAAGCGCACAACATTCGCAGTACAACCAACTACACCTTATTTGGTCGGTGATTTATGGCTGAACAGTGGTGATTTATTTAGTTGTAATGTAGCTCGTTCAACAGGTACTTTTATTGCAAGTGATTGGTCAAAAGGGGTAAAATACACCGATGATACCGTTGCAAATCAAGCTGTAACAGCTGCTCAAAATGCTCAAACAACAGCTACTAATGCGGCAAATTCGGCAACAACGGCAAATTCATTACTTGCTGACATAGCTAATGACAATAAGTTGACAGCTTCTGAAAAACAGCAAACTAAAACCGAATGGGATTCAATCGTATCTGAAAAAACGAAAAATGATACTCAAGCAGATGCTTTTTCGGTTTCAAGAACTGCATACGGTACGGCATATACTGCATTGAGTAACTACATTACTGCGTTGCTAGCTGATTTGACTACCACAAGCGACATAGTAGGAACCACTTTTAGAACTAATTTTAAAGCGTACTATGATGCAAGAATTGATTTGCTAAATTCTATTGCTATAAAGTCAAAAACATTAGCAGATGCAGCACAATCTCAGGCTAATACTGCAAATGCGAACGCATCGACAGCTCAAAGTACTGCAAATTTAGCTCAAACTAATTTGAATAATTTGCAGATAGGCGGTAGAAATTATTTTTCAAATAGTGAAATAAAATCTACGATTGGGTGGGACGCTTATAATTCTTCATTGTCAATAGTTGATAGTTCGTTAAGAGTATTAGGGAGCAATAGCCATGTTGGATTTCTAGCAACTTACACGCAGGCGATTGATGCGTTTAGAGAGGTCACAATTTCTTTTTATGCAAAAAACAATAAATCAAATCAAATTTCAATAGATTCATGGATTAATGGTAACGACAGCTTAAATCTAGGTACAGTAATTGGAAATAGCGGATGGGTTAAATTGATAAAGACATTTGTCCCAAAATACTATCAAGTAAACCAATTAAGCTCTTCTATGCTGTATGTAATTTCTCATGGAGATAGTGATTTTCAAGTAAAAAATATTAAAATTGAGTACGGGAATAAAGCAACAGATTGGACAGAAGCCCCCGAAGATGATTACGTAAAGAAAGCTCTTCAATCCAATACAGATATTAATGGCGGTTTATTCAGTACAACATTGATTCAAGTACGAGATACAGATAATGTTGTTAAGGGTGGAATGTCAGGCGTACAAAATGATAATGTTGGCATTTGGACAGGTGGAACGTATGCGGATGCAATCGAGGGTATAGCGAAAAATATATTAAATAAAAATGGGAATTTCCGACTAGGTGGTGGATTGATTGATTTCGATGCAGCTACACAAATAATGCTGATTAGCGCACTTATTAGAACTGCTGTATCGGGTGATAGGTTAGAAATAAGTAACTCCAATAACTCTATAACTATTTATGATTATGCTGGGTTAGAGAAAGTAAAAATATCTCCCAAAACAGTATCGCCACGTGGTGATATTGGAGGTTCTACAACAGTTACTACAACTACCTATGCAGCGCACTCTAATACGATAGATGAAGATGGTACTGCTAACATTGGGAGTTCTGAAACAATAACTCTTGACGCAACTAAATTCTTTACCATAGTAACGCCTGCAGTCAACTTCTCACTTTCAGCAAGTGGAGACTACGACGGTATTAATAAAATTCACTATACAGGTGATGCAAGCGTTCGTGTTAGTCTATTTGATGTATCAAAAGGAGTATCTGTTTGGGAAAGTAACGAAAGCGTTTCATCAAGTAATTCATCCGTATCTGAGGATAGTGGCACTATCGGAGCAAAAACACTTACCGGGATGAAAGGGAGCGTTTACCGTATTGATGTTACGATTAGTATTTCACACGAAGGTGCAGGAACCGGATTGGCAAGTGCTTCCATTTCGGCAGGGCAAACGCTTACCGGAACTATTGTAAATACTATTTCTGAAATAGGGCTGAATGGGTTTAATTTCATAAAATCAGCTACAGAATGGTTACACCTGGGAGATGATGACTTTTCAAGACGTGGAGCAACTGATATACCGGCAGGATTGGGAGGAGGAGGTTTTTCAAGTGGTGGTGGACTTGCATCTTCTTGGGGTAAATTTCCACCAACAGGTTGTGGTGGAGCTACAACAAAAACAATAACACATGGTATTGGAGATACTGATTACGCCATTATAGTAACGATGACATCTAATAATACATTTTATGTAACTGGTAAAACAGCATCCCAAATACAAGTTGTTACATCGGGTTCAGCTGATTTTATATTTGTTCGTACTAAATAAAAAAATAAGGGCTGCAAAAACTGCAACCCTTATTTTAAATTGTTCTTAATTTTATTGTAAATTTTGTGCCTTTAGTGTCTTGTATTCTGCCCCTGTAATTGGAATGAAAGTAAATGCTTCGTTAAACGTCTTTATCATTAAAGCTTCATCTTTATTTTCGTAAGCTTGCTTTATGATTATTTGAGCCGACCGTATTGTTGAGTTCGGAATATAACCAAGAGTATCACGAGGTGCACCAGCGGGGGCATGTAGGTTAAACTTAATTAAAATACAATCAGCTGATTCTATAAAGTCTGGCACATAATTACCGTCCTGATTGATTATGTCGACTCCATACATTTTTAAGCACGGTGTACTTGAAACAGTATCTCGTTGATTCGACTCAAAGACTCGTTCCCATTTAAGGTTGTTGAAATTATATTGAATAATTGTAGTTTGCTTTACTATATCCAATGCGCTCAAATGTGTATCTGTAACTTTTACAAAAGCGGGTGCTTTTGATGCTCCATAAGCGGGTTTAATGCTAATCATAGCATTTGGATCAAGTTTCAAAATATTAGGCTCATCTTTTGAACCGCATGATGCGAAAGCAATTGAAATTAGGGTGATGATAATTAGTTTTTTCATAATTGTATGAATTAAATTTCGACAAAGATATAGATAATAACATAAATTGAGGTTTGTTTTTTAAAAGAATTTGATAATTGACACTAGAATGTTATCAATTTGCTGATTTATTGCATGTTTTTCAGAAATAAGTGAGCGTATTACAATCATATTTTATATTTTTGTAGAGTAAAGTTTATCAATTTTGAAATAATGTAATATAGTCAATTACTATGAATGATTTATTCTATCAATTGTATGATTTCTTGAAGAACGCTATTGTAATGATAGTCACGACATTATTCACAATTTACATGCAACTTGAAGATGTTTACATCCTGATTTTCTTTGCTTTTGTGGCAAACATAGCAGCAGGAATTTATACTGATGTAAACGTAAATAATAAGCCATTCAAAATTGACAAGGCATTCGAAGCATTTAAGCATTTTGGTTTTTATGTCTTTTTGGTGTATTTCATTTATAGTACAGGAGTAAGGACAAAGGACGAATACATTCAAGTGCTTGGAGTAAAGTGGACTACGCTGATTGTAATTTATTTCTACATAACAAACATTCTAAGGAATGGAACGCTGATATGGCCTGACAATAAGACAATATCATTTCTGTACTTGGTTTTCTCAACTCAGATTTTCGACCGATTAAAGAGTGCATTAGGTTTTAAAGCTAACAATAATAAAGACAATGAATTATGAGAATTTTAATTGACAATGGTCATGGTATTGAAACACCTGGCAAGCGTTCGCCTGTATGGCCGGACAAGTCACAGCTACTTGAATACAAGTATGCACGTGAGATTGCTCAACTTGTAGCAGCAAAGCTTAAGAAATTAGGACTTGTTGTTGATTTGATTGTTCCCGAAGAGAATGATATTCCACTTACTGAACGTTGCAAAAGAGTAAACAAAATTGCTTCAATCGTTGGAGCAAAGAACTGCTTGCTTGTCTCAATTCATGCAAATGCGAGTGACACGAATGCGGAAGCTCGTGGTTGGGAAGTTCACACGTTCACTGGTCAAAGCATTTCTGATGTTTATGCTACAGTTTTTTGGAAAGAAGCAGAAGCGATTTTGAAACAAGAAACAAAAATGCGTGGCGATTGGTCGGATAAGGACCCGGACTATGACAGCAATTTTGCTATGTTGCGTGACACGGTTTGTCCTTCTGTTTTGACAGAGAACTTATTTATGACCAACGACCAGGATTGTAAGTTTCTGTTGTCTGCAGCAGGTAAGAAAGCCGTTGTTGATCTGCATGTAAATGCAATTGTAAAAATAGCTAACTTGTCATGAAAAAGCTGAAACGTTGGTGGATAAGGTTCACCAATCCTACACCCAAGAAGTGGAAGGATGCACGAAATTATTTTGGCGGGGTAGCTGCCGGGATTACAGGTGGATTAGTTGCTGTAAAAGTAGTTGATCTATCAATGCCCGATTCAACAAAAACGGTTCTCACCGTTGCCCTGTTCATTGCTGCAAGCCTTACAGCGTATTGTCAAAGTCATGAAACTAACACCAAACAAGATGAAAACAAGTAAACGAACTTTTTTAAAAACTCTGTTTTTGATATTAGTCAAAAACGAACGTTGGTTCCATAGTCCGAAAAACATTGATGCTTTGATCTATCGGGAACAAAGGAGAAACATGATTGCATATTCGTGGAGTTTCTTAGCCGTTTTCATTGTTGGGTTATTGTTTGTTGGGTGTTCAACTACCAAAACAACCAAAATAAAGACCGACCAAGCGATTTCTAGCGATACACAGGTCAAAAAGTCTTCCGAACTAACCAATACTACCAACTTGGTAGATAAGTCGATTATATCGAATAATACGTCAATTGGAAAAACATTGGATATTACTGAAAATGAGATTGGCGAGGTTACAGGTAAGTTGACTATTTTCGATACTTCATTGCCGGTAGATGCTAAGACTGGAAAACCGCCTGCAAAATCTGAATTAGTTTGGACTAATAAAAAAACTACTCAGAAAAGTGAAAATCAAAAATCGAATGTTGTTACTACGGATCAGAAAAAGAATGATTTGAAAATTGACGAAAAAAGCGTTTCGAAAAACAAATCAGACAGTTCGGCCAATGTAAAAGCTAAAACGAAAACGGAAGATACAACAACCGTGAAAAAATTACCAAATATGTCTTTGATACTGCTTGGTGTTCTCGGTGTTACTGTTCTACTTATTTTCGTTTTCAAAATTCCAATTGTTGAGTTATTTGTAAAAATGTTTTCTTTCGTCAGAAAAATTCTCGGAAAACAGAAATAATTCAGGAACAATTGGTAAAACTTCCCGAACTTTTGGCAATTATTCCGTCTCGCGCGCGGATCATAAGAGTAGAGTAAAGTAGAGAAGAATAGAGTAGAGTAGAAAAGAGATTTTTCCGAAAAAATATACTGCTGTTTTATACTGTTTAAAATTTGTTTGATAAGCCGTTAGCCTGTGAAGGTCAACGGCTTTTTTTTGTTAGTAAACGTCAACAAAAAGAAGAATACAGTTAATCAAACTTAAAACAAAGAAACATTCTCGCAAAATGTGAGCGTATTACAATCATATTTGCTAGTTTTACATATTATTAATTCAATATAAAACTAACAGTTTAAAAACAGTATAAAAATGAAAGCAATAATCGTAAAAGACAATGATTTTAAGACAATTGGTTTTGAGGTTACCTCTAAAGCAGAAAATGGATTAAGAGGTGAAACAATACTATTTAGTTGGGGAATATCCTCAACACTAAAAAGCAACTTTCAAAAGGAAGTCAATGCAAATCATTGGTTAGTTCAAATTTTCGATTTAGTTAAGCTTAAAGGAGTTCTTCAAGAACAAGAAGAAGGTGTTCGTGAGTTCTTTAGTGTTGCAGGTAAGAATAAATTAATCAAAGACGGACAAGGTGTTGATGTCAATGATTATAAGCAAAGAGTTGAAATTACAAAAATGAAAATTGAAAATATAGTTAAGAATATAATTTAAAAAGTAGCAGTATGGAAACAAATTATTTATCACATTTACAGGAATCAGCTTACCGGGCATTTTATTGGACTTCATTCAGTCCTGATGTTAGAGGTAAACAGTGTATTGACGAACATGAATCACAGCTGAGTGATGACATTAAATCTATCCCAAGTTCGGAGCATGAAAGATACATCGCAAAATATGTAGAACTATTCTCTAAATGGTTGAGTGCTCATTCAAGGTGTGCAAGTTCAGCAATAACAGGTGGATCAGGGTTCAATGTTAGAAGAGCTGAGAAAGCAAACAACAGTGAGCGTAACGCTTATAAAAACTTTGACGAGTGGAGAACCAATGCAAAGAAATCTATTGAAAAACGTATCGAGCAAAATAAGCCAGAAGCACAAAAGAAATCAGAAGCATGGCAGCGATTAGAAAAAGATATTTTGCATTCTGCAGCAGTAATTCACGGTATAAACAAAGGGCTTGAAAGGGGCTGTAGTAAAGCTCTTTTTGTCAGTTCAATTTATCAAAAGACTGAAACATTCGCTAAGAAAGGGGACTTTGAAACTGTTCAGCTAGCAATTAATTGTATTCGTAACTTCAACGAAACAATGTCTGTAGTAATTACCGAAAGACACAAGTTTTTCAAGTTGGCTGAAAAGGCCGAAGCAAAGAAAGAAAGTATTGAGGAACGTTCACAAATGGAAAATCAAGAGCTTTTGATAATTGGCGGTAAAGTTATCTACAATTACGAAATTGACAGATTGCAACTTGAATTTGACGAAAAGCCCTCCTATAGTATTATTCAAGAATTAAAAAGTCATGCGTTCAAATGGGCTCCGTCCACCGGAGTTTGGCAAAGACAATTGACTGGGAATGCGATTTATTCGACTAAGCTATTTTTGAAGAGTAATAATTTATTTATATCTAAATCAGAATGATATTATGAATGAAGATATAAAATTGATTTACGTTGATTTATTTTGTGGAGCAGGTGGAACTTCCACAGGAGTTGAAAGTGCAAAAGTAAGAAAAGAACAATGTGCCAAGGTAATCGCTTGTGTCAATCACGATAAAAATGCGATTGCTTCGCATGAAGAAAACCACCCTGATGCGCTTCACTTCACCGAGGATATAAGAACACTCGACCTATCAAAGCTTATTGCACATGTTCAGTTTATGCGCATTATGTACCCAAATGCAAAGCTTGTTCTTTGGGCTTCGTTAGAGTGCACAAACTTCAGTAAGGCAAAAGGTGGACAGTCGAGAGATGCAGACAGTAGAACGCTTGCAGAACATTTATTCAGGTACATAGAAGCTCTTAATCCTGATTACGTTCATATTGAGAACGTAGAAGAATTTATGAGTTGGGGTGAGTTGGATGATAATGGAAAACCAGTTAGTAGAAATAATGGAAAAGATTATATCCGATGGATGAAGCAAGTTTGCTCTTATGGATATGATTCAGATTTCAGAATTTTGAACTCAGCAGATTTTGGAGCATATACTTCACGCAAGCGATTGTTTATTCAATTCGCAAAATACGGTTTACCTATCAACTGGCCTGAACCTACACATTGCAAAGGTGGATCGGTTGGAATGTTTGATTTCAAAAAATGGAAGCCAGTAAAAGAAGTACTCGACTTCACGGATGAAGGTGTGTCAATTTTCACACGAAAGAAAGATTTATCCGAAAAAACGCTAGAACGGATTCATGCGGGACTGATCAAGTTTGTTGCAGGTGGAAAAGACAAATGGATTTTGAAATACAATTCCACTAATGGGAAAACAGGGAAACATAATCCACCATCTGTAGATGATCCTTGTCCAGTAGTTAGTACACAAGGAAGATTGGGAATTGTAAAGTGTGATTTTCTATCAATATACAATTCAGGTAATCCGGATCATAGAAATACTTCAATAAATGATCCTTGTGGAGTAGTTACAACGAATAACCGTTTTGCAAAAGTTCAATGTGATTTTTTATCAGCTTATTATGGAAATGGTGACAATGTTAGTTCTGTGAATAATCCAAGTCCAACCGTAACGACAAAAGACAGATTAGCTTTAGTTTCTCCACGATTCATTGATCAACAATTTGGACAGTCAAAGCCTGCATCAATTGAAAAACCATGCGGTGCATTAACTGCAAATCCAAAGTACAACCTGGTAACATGTAATCGATTTATTGTAAATCAGTATTCAGGAGGTGGTCAACATTCAGACGTAAATAATCCGTGTCCTGCTGTTTTATCAACTCCAAAACAAAATCTAGTTACCTTGAAACCGTGGATAATGAATACCAACTTAGCAATATTGGCAGCTCGATTGATGAACCATCCAAAGTAATTACAGCTAATCGTAAATGGCATTACCTGATGAACCCGCAATTTGGTAACCAGGTTCGCTCGGTTGATGATCCATGTTTCACTTTGATTGCTAGAATGGACAAAATGCCCCCTTATTTCATAGTTGCAGAAGATGGTAAAATGCAAATTCGAATTGAGAAAGATGATTCTGAATTTACCGTAAAAATCAAAGAATTCATGTCGATTTACGGAATAGTTGACATTAAAATGCGAATGCTGAAAATTCCTGAACTCAAAATGATAATGGGATTCCCAAAGGATTACAAGCTTATCGGAACGCAGGCAGAGCAAAAGAAATATATAGGTAATGCAGTAGAGGTAACGATGGCAAGAGTCCTTTGTGAAGCAGTAGCAATTAAATTACATCAACAAACAAAAATAGCAGTATGAAAGCAAAACAGAAACTTGAAGATTACCGTGTTACGGTACAACTACAAATTGTAGAAATTGAGGTAAAAGCTACATCAAAGACAGACGCAAAGAAAAAGGCACTTAGTCGCCTTTCAAGAAAAAACCCAGTTAAATTAATCCATACAGGATATCCATCAAACAGAAAAGAAATTTATATTGATAAATTATGAACAATCCAAACAGAAAAGACCTGAGACGGTTGAAGTCAATTCAAGTAATGACAGCAAATTTGCAGTCTGCTTATTCCGGACTGTCGGAAGAAACTCAAACATTCCTACTCGAAGAGTTTGAAGGAGAAACGCAACTTAATCTTTGTAGATTTGAAGATAATGTTGCAGAGACTATCAGAGAATTGAAAAAGCCAGTTGAAAAAGTAAAAAAGGAGAAATAAAAGTATGGAAAATCAAGAATTTAAACCAACAATCAAGCAGCTTGATAATATGGCACATGCATTAGGAATTACGTTATATGATGCATTGGTTAACCCAAGAAAGGAATACAAATCACTACCTAGTTCGTTTTATAGAAACTACTTTCAAGTAGCTGATGACGAAAAATGGAATGTATTGTGCGATAATGGATATGCATGCAGTTGCATTGGATGGTCAAGGGTATTGTTACGGTGATAGAGTTAGAATACTAAGCATGGTCGGTAATGACGTTGAGTGTATAACTGAATTCTACAAGTACAGTGAAAATGATACTCGTATGGATTGGAAAGAAGGGCGAAAATATCATTGTAAAGTTTCGGACTTATGGCCGGACGTTTATCATCAGGATTAAATGAATTTTATATCTTTGTAAAAAATTAAATTATATGATACCAACAGAATTATTCCCAAAATACTGGATTTCATTATGTTCAGATTACCCTTACAATAGTGCTGATATTGGAATATTGATTGAGATTCTATACAAATTAAAAAACAAAATAGTTCCAAAAGAGGATGAGTGTAGGCAAACTATTGAGCATGCAAAGTCTCATAATTTAAGCTTAATAGATTCAGCATATACATTATTCACTACCCCAACAAGTAAAATAATAAACTTAAATTTGCGTACTCCAAATGAGCAGGCAAAAGAGTTAATTGATAAGCTCGGAAAAGATGGAGCATTGCGACAATGTTTTGGAGAATGGAATAATACAGACACTTTGGAAGAAGAGAAATTTTGGAATGAGGTTGAAGAAATTATACGCTCTGAAATGCGTTAAAATAGCTAGGATTTCAACAGATGGACATTTGGTGGACAAAAACACACCATTAAAAAAAGCTAATCGCTCGTTATGAGCCGATTAGCTTTTTGTTTTGTGACCCAGGAGGGGACTGATGGTTGAAATAGCATGATTTTGGATAGTATTTCAAAATGTTCAAGAACCTCTGATTCACTGTGCAAAGATAATAAAAATGTTTAAATAGGTTCATGTTGGTTCAAGTTAATTTACATCAGGTGGACAATTCGTGGACAAAAACATTATCTTTGCATTAATAAACAAAGTAGCATGGCAACAATAACATTAAGTCTATCAAAGAAATGTAATGAAATTGGAAAATCTGAAATAATGTTGAGATTTTCCATCAGTAAAGTTCAAAGATACAGAATAAAATCAAATTTATTCGTGTCGGCCAGTCGTTGGTCAAAGAAGAATGAAATATCTATTCCTAAGATTGAAACAGAAGAACGCCAACAGCTCGTTTCATTAGCTTCTAGGTTCGATAATTTGAAAGTACATATATTCAAATGTTTTGAAAATTCAGACAAATCACAAGTTACTAAAGAATGGTTATTTGAATGTGTTGATAGATTTCATTTCCCTGAAAAATATATTGAAGTGATCCATGAGCCAACGTTCTTTGATGTCGTGGACGAATTTCTATCAAAACGTAAATTATCTGCCGGAAGACTTCGTTCGATAAATGTTGTATTCCGATCATTGAAGCGTTACCAATTGTATAAGCAAAAAACGAATGAATTGTTCATTTTAGATTTGAAAAATATAGATGAAAATATACTTGCTGACATTGAAAAATTTTTCAAGGATGAACCGACTGTTTTTGCCAAGTACCCGGACATTTACAAAATTGTAAAAGAGTCAAGAAATCCTGAGCCAAGAGGACAGAACACGGTGAATGATATGTTGGTTAAGCTAAGAACGTTTTTTATTTGGTGCACCGATAATGAGAAGATTGATTCAAATCCGTTTAAGAAGTTCCCAGTATCAGAGTGTATTTATGGAACTCCGTACTATATTAAGATAAGCGAAAGAAATCAGCTTTATGCAAAGAACATGAAAAAGTTACCATCGCTAGCGGTACAAAGAGATATTTTTGTGTTGCAGTGTCTTATTGGTTGCCGTGTTGGTGATTATTACAAAATGAAGATGTCAAACATAATGGATGGTGCCATTGAGTATATTGCCGGAAAAACAAAAGATGGTAATCCGATTACTGTACGTGTTCCTCTCAATTCCATTGCGCTTGAAATTATCGAGCGTTATAAGGATGCTAATAGAGAATCACTAATGCCATTTATCAGCGAACAGAAATACAATGAAGCTATCAAAGAAATGTTCACGTTTGCAAAACTGAATAGAATGGTAACGGTTCTTAATCCTACCACAAGGGAAGAGGAAAAAAAACCGTTAGATAAAATAGCATCCTCGCACCTGGCACGAAGATCATTTATAGGAAATTTGTACAAGCAAGTCAAGGACCCAAATTTAGTAGGATCATTATCCGGCCATAAAGAAGGAAGCAAAGCATTTGCCCGTTACCGAGACATTGACGAAGAAATCAAGACTGACTTGGTGAATCTACTTCTGTAGTTTCTTTTCTGTTGTAGCCAACGTTTTTGTGAACTACTTTTTGAAACTTTGGATTTTCAACACCGAACATCCAACCCTTTCCAGTCATTAGCCACTCTGCAGAAACGCCAAAGTCTGCTATAAGATGGGAAGCCCAAATAAGTTGGAACATGTCTGATTTTGGGTCTTTGCGAACGTTGTTCAATGTCCAACGATTAATGTCGTACTTGTCAGTGAAAGATTTTACACCTCTCAATTGTCTGTTTGAAATTAGTACATCCAATGCTTCATAGAAGCGATTAATGATTTTGACACTTTCAGGATTATTCATGGCTAACTGCTGTTTGAAGTAAATATAATTCCTCAATGTATTCTCCAAGGTTCATATCCTCTTTGCCATCTTTTACAAATGACTTGTCAAGTTCAATTTTTGCTGCTTGAATTTCTGTAGCAAATTGTCCTGCAGTAATATTGTTGGCTACTGCTTGTTTGTAAAGTAATAACAGTTTTTCTAGTTGTTCTGTTTTCATATTCGTTGTTGTTAACTGTATATTATATATGAAAGTATTGATCCGACTGCAATAAATATCACCAATATGCCGGCACAGCCTGATTTTTTCGCTGATATTATATTGTGCTTTGCTTTGATAAATTCGACTTTTGATTTAGCTGTTTGTAAATCAACGTTCTTTTTATCGCGATATAATTTGATTGCATCAATAATATCACCTTTTTGAATGATTGGAATGAGAAGTTCTTCAATATCTTCGTCAGCCGAACTTATAGTAAGAGCTTCACCTGCTTTGAACTTGTTCCCACACTTAAGACATGTTATTGATACATCTTTGCTGCCGATTGTTCCGGCTAACACTCCTACTCCACCTGTAAGCAATGCTCCTGCCAGTGCCTTACTTCCGCTAAATCCTTTTTGTTCTGAGTGAAGTTCTTTTGAATAGCATTTTGGACAGCATAAGTATTCCTCTTGAATTTTTGTAGCTATTGGGTTACCGCAGTGAGGACATGATACAGCTTTGTCGCTTACCTCTTTCCCGCATTCTGTGCAATTAATTAATGCCATGTTATTTGTTTAATGAGTTTTCTATGAGTGTAATAAGTCTGTCAATTTGCTGATCCTTTCGTTCCAGGCTATCGGCTTGTTTTTTCATTATCTCAAAAGCAATTTGAAGTTCATTTTTATGACCACCATAATGTGGGTGTTCATCAGATACAATTCCACTTTCTGTGTAATATCTCATTATGTTCTCTTTTCCGTATTTGTCAATTAAAATATTTAATTGCTCTTCGGTCAGGTCTTTTCCGTCATTTTCAATCGCAGATATATTCGGCTGTTTACAACCTAACAGTATCGCTGCATCTTTTTGTGTTATACGATGCTCTTTTCGCAAACTTTGTAAATCAAACATGTATCTATTTTTAATTAAAATAAATATGTATATATGTGAATAAACATTAATTATGCAACAATATCATCAATATATCATTGATATATCAATTATATTCGATACTTTTACACTATAATATAAAACCACTAAACAAAAGTAGTAAAAAGTGGTATATCGACACACATAAATTAAAATTATATGGAAAATATGACATCCGAAAGTCAATCGAAAATCGATTTAAAGACTTTTTACAAGAATCTGCCAAGGGCAGTAGCTCCAAAAACTGATTTTGTTGAACGTGTTGCACTTCAGTGTAATGTAAATGAGCAAACAGTTAGAACATGGGTTGCAGGGACTAATAAACCAAGCGATCCTGCATATATCGAAATATTGGTAAAAGAAACCGGCATTGCTGCCGAAAATCTATTTGAAAAATGACAGAGTTTAGCACTGATCCAATGACTGGCGAAGGGATGTACAGAAGAGTTGGTGAATCTGTAGTTAATCAGTTTACCTTAAAAGACACTGACATTGCAGCCGAATTGCTCGAAAGAAGTGAAACGTTTTATCCTGAACAAGCAGAAGCTTTAAAAAAGGAGTATGCAAAAAGTTCTGCCAATAAACCGTATTACGATTTTTTGAGAGCCCGGAGAATAATAAACTGTTGCTTTGGAGAAAATGACCGTCAACCCGATGTTGACCAGTTTGGAAATTACAATTTCGAAATGGTAAAATGTCCATTGATAGCAGAATGTAAGTATTTCAAAATTATTTGTCAGCCGAAATTTGATAGTACGCTATCAGCAAGAGAGTTGGAAGTAATGAAAAAGTACTATGAAAACTGTAAAACTGAAACGATAGCAGAGGACTTGTTTCTTTCTATCCACACAGTAAAGAACCACCGAAGAAATGCACTTCAAAAGCTTGGATTGCATTCACTTATTGAATTTAAAGATTACGCACATAACAACAAACTTTTCAAGTAATGGAAAACGTAGCAGAACCAATTGTAGAAGTATCAAAAGTGTTCAATCTAAGTATGGAACACGACACAGCAAATCACACGTGGACACAGAAAATTGACCCTTTCACTGTATTTGTTGATTTAAAAAATAAAGTGATTAAAACGTTCAAAAATGGTAAAGAGATAGAATTACTTAGTTTCAAGGATCATTCGTTTAGCCTTTTGGATTACGAAAATCTACTGATGACAGTAGAGCAAAATGCAAATGAATTAAAGCAGTTTAGCAATGAATCTTGACCCGAACACACCAGTATGGCAGTTGACAGTAGGGCAGTTCACAGAACTAATGACTTCTCTACAACCAAAGCCAGTAGAGCTTGTTCCTGAGGAAGTAATTCTAAACACAAAGGAAGCAGCAGCCTATTTGAAAGTTAGCATCAGCACACTGAACCGTTGGAATAAAGATTACTTGAAAAGTGATAAAAAAGGCGGTATTCGAAGATACCGAAAAAGTGAATTGGACAAAATTTTAAACAAATAAAACATGAAAACAAAAGATATTGAAGAAATTATAAGTTTATGTGAACCATTAGCTTTGATAATGTCTGAATTAAGTAAGTCAGATGAAAATTCGCTAACACAAATCGCTAAAAGTGCAATCAAAATAAAACCCGTATTGGAAGATTTTGTAAATGTAAATCAAGGAATATCTCAAAAAAAATATCTAAAATTAGAATCTAGCAAGCAAGATTTTTGCGATAATGTCGATGGGTTGGTTGACTCAATTGATGATTTACAGGAATTAATAGAAGATGAAGGTTTTGATGCATGTAATGACATTATGAATTTAGAGGACATTCGAACTTGGCTATTTAGAATAATGGATTATAAAAATGTAAAAAACAAATCAGCCGAAAAGGCATAAATACAGCAGTATGAAAATAACACTAAAAAAGCTGACACTCCGAGGATTTAGAGGGGTCGTTTCAGAAAGTTTTGAGTTTATCGGTCGTGAAACTTTCATTCATGGTCGAAACAAAGCAGGAAAAACATCGCTATACGATGCTTTCCTATGGGTGAATTTCGGAAAGGACCACTTGGATCGTTCCGATTATCAATTGAAAACTCGTGATTTACTTGGTAACACGAAACCAAAAACAGAATGCGAAGTTGAAGAAGTTCTTGATGTAGATGGTAAGATTACTACACTCAGACGAGTGTACGGTGAAAATTGGGTAAAACCAAAAGGAGAAGCCGAAGAAGTATTCAAAGGAAATACAACGACCTATTATATCAATGATGTGGACGTACCAAAATCTGAGTACGATGCTTTTGTATTAGGTCTTTGTGGTGAAAAAGTTTTCAAGTCAATTACCAACCCGCATTATTTCCCAAGTCTTAGTAAGGACGAACAGAGAGCTTTATTATTCAGCATGGCCGGAGAAATAACCAACGAATCGGTTGCAGCAACTAACAAAGCATTTCAAGAGTTATTGACTGAAATTACTGGTGTTTCGTTTGACTCTTTCCGTAAGGAATTGGCAGCCAAAAAACGCAGGATAAAAGAGGAGTTAGCCGGTATTGAACCGAGAATTGACGAGTTGAAAAGAACGATGCCCGAAATTCCCGATCTTGATGCAATCAACAAAGAATTGGAAGAAAAGAAAGGTAAAATTGAACTTGTCGAAATGTCAATTTCAGACATTGCTAAACAGTCCGAAAGCGTTCAGAAAGAACGGTTAGAATGGCAGGGTGAAATCAACAAGTTGGAGCTTGAAAACCAACAACTAGGCTTTGAAGAAACTCAAAAGCAATCGCAAGCAATTCAGGAAGTAAAACGTAAGATTGATGTCGTAAAATCAAGTAACCTTGAAGTAGAAAACAAAGAAGCTCAACGGAAACAGAAAGTAGTTTCTTTGAATAAAGAAAAGGACGAAAAGCTTGAAATTATTGCACAGTATCGCAAAGAATATCAGAATATAAATGCTGAAACTCTAACATTTCCCGAAGGAGCTTTTGAATGTCCTACCTGCAAACGATTACTTGAACCGTCAGACATTGATGCAAAGCAAGCTGAATTGGTAGCCAATTTCAACAACGAAAAGGCAAGACGGATTGAAGAAAATAAGAAGAAAGGTCTTGCGATTAAAACTCGATTGGATGAAATTGAGAAAGAACTTGAACAGCTTGTTGTACCTGTTGAAGCTGAAAAGTTCACAGGCACAAAGTTGGATATTCTAAACGAAGAACTTGTAAAAGTATCACAGCCGATACCGTTAACCGAAAAGCAAAACGAAAACCAAGGAAAAATAAACTGGTTCCGTTCCAAGCTCAATGAAGAAGTAAATTTGCAAGGAAATCAACGCTTCATTGAAGAAAAGAACCAACTGCAAGGCGAGATTGATAAATTGAAAGAACGACTTGCATTGAAAGACGTTGTTGAAAATACGAATACCCGGATCAAGCAACTAGAAGGACAATTCAAAACACTCAACCAGGAGTTGGCCCATCTTGAAAGAAAAGAATTTACGCTGAAAGAATTTGAATTTGCAAAGAATACTGAATACGAAGTTCGTATCAATCAAATGTTCAAATATGTAAAATTCAAGTTATTTGCTCAGCAAGTAGATGGTCAGATTATCCCAACTTGTGAAGCTATGATTGATGGAGTTCTTTACTCTACTTTGAACAATGCAGATCAATACAAATGCGGTTTGGATATTATCAATACCATTTCAGCCTATAACGATAAGTACGCACCTATATGGCTTGACAACCGTGAGGGAGTAACTGAAATCCCTGAAATGACAGCACAAGTTATCAATTTGGTTGTAAATCCTGAGAAACAAAAACTTACTATCGTTTAGTAATCTTTAACTCAATAAGTGAGTGTATAACACTCACTTATTGCTAGATTTACATATTATTTAAAACAAACAAATTTATAGTAGCAGTATGGAAAATTACAAGACAAAAGAAGAAGTTGAAAAACTCTTAGGTGTAAAAATTGAAATTAAAGACGGAAAATTTCATTATGGCGGTTCTCTCGACCTACGTGGTACGCAAATCAGTGTCCTACCCGATAACTTGACAGTTGGCGGTTCTCTCGACCTACGTGGTACGCAA